CTCTGAGACTGCTGCTACCTGATACTGGATTACCACTGGCATCAGTGGCCTGCTGATCTAGAATATCGCGATACTCTTGTCCGTCCACCATGGGCGCACATTTACAACGCCACAGATGTGGCCACCAGGTCTGTGCAAAACCTTCAGCAGCACGGCTGGTTTCCTGAACCACATAGAACTTTTTAAGTGCCACAGGTATGGTATCATCCAGAGGCCAATAGTCACGTAAATGCGGCAATTCAAATACATCACCGCTCATAACTTTACGACCTAATAACGCAACACTAGAACTTAAATGTACGTTAATAAAAATTGTGTCATTCTGTAAAAATATACCAAACTGACTTAGATTAAAATCTAAATCTTGCATTTGATAAATTGCTCTACAAACATAAACATCCGGTGAATAATGTCTATCACGGTTTTCCATGAATAGAACATCTTGTATTCCTAGTTCAGGAATAGGATTAGTATTAACAGGAATACTAGGGCTAGATTCGCCTGCTAGCGGATCTACAGGACCTAAGTATTTGTGAATATAGATATCAGTTCCGCCGACCTGAAATTGCTCGTTTATAACACGATCGAGGAATCTAAAATCAGCGCCTTTTTCCGGCTTGTACAGAGAGAGTCTTGGCATAGTAGTATATTTATCGCTAAATAAATGTATGAGTGATCAAGAAACAGCCCGTCAAGAAATCGTTGAATACATCAAAGCTATGCTAGGCGATGGCATGATTGATGTTGAATTAGACCCTAAACACTATAATATTGCTATTGAGCGTGCTCTAGCAAAATACCGTCAACGTAGCTCAAACAGCGTTGAAGAAAGTTATGCGTTTTTAACCTGCGATCAGGACGTAAACGAGTACACGCTAGCACCAGAAGTTATGAGTGTTCGCGAAATATTCCGCCGCAGTATTGGTAGTAGAACAGGTGGTGGCGATACCGGTACTCTATTTGAGCCGTTTAACTTGGCCTATACAAATACATACTTACTGAGCTCAAGTAATATGGGCGGATTAGCTACATATTTTGCGTTTGCTAGCTATCAGAATTTAGTGGGTAAAATGTTTGGTAGTTTTATTAACTTTACATTTCACCCTACAAGTAAGAAATTAACACTAATGCAACGTCCACGCGGACAAGAAACATTATTGTTATGGGTAACTAACCATAGACCAGATTTTGATTTAATTAAAGATCCATATGCTGGTATTTGGATTAAAGATTATGCTACTGCGCAAGCAAAGATAATCTTAGGTGAAGCTCGTGAAAAATTTGCTACTATTGCTAGTCCTCAAGGCGGTACAACGCTAAACGGTACTACATTAAAAGCAGAAGGTGCTCAACGCATTTTAGAATTAGAACAAGATATATTGAACAACATGACCGGTGAAACACCTATGTGGTTCGTAAGAGGATAATATGAAGATACGTGATTTGATGACAGCATTACATGAAGGCAAAGGCCGCACTAATTTGTCTCCGTCTGCGATTGATGCTGTTCCTGGTGCTCAACGTTGGGATGCCTTAGATAACAGTAGTCCGTATCACGCATATCGATTTGGTGTTGCTCTAGCAGGAATGCCAGACTATCCGATGAACTTAGAAGGTCCATCCGGACAAAAGATGGTTACTCTTTCTTATTCTGAAGTAGACGATGATATTATTAGAGCAACAGGTCGTCATCTAGGATTTCAAGGAATAGTAATGACTCCAAGAAACAGTCAAGAACTCAGCGACACTGACACCGTAAGTCCAGTATCGAACTGGAATAAAAAATCAACCAAAAAGAAAGCCAAAAAAGATTGACCTTGTAACTAAAGTGTAATAAAATATAGTATCACCAGGGGATACTATGATTATTGGCTTTGTAGGTTTTATTGGTTCGGGCAAAGATACAGCCGCGGACTATCTTGTTAACTTCCACGAATTTAGACGCGATTCATTCGCAAATACACTTAAAGACGCAGTCGCCGCAGTATTCGGCTGGGATAGAACACTACTTGAAGGTCGAACTAAAGAAGCTCGCGAATGGCGTGAACAACAGGATGATTGGTGGACTAACCGTTTAGACAGAGTCATTACTCCGCGCTGGGTTTTACAGTACTGGGGTACTGAAGTTTGTCGTCAAGGATTCCACGACGATATCTGGATTGCTAGTCTAGAAAACAAAATGCGTAAAACAGGTGATAACATTGTTATTTCAGATGTACGCTTTCCTAACGAAATCAAAGCTATTCATAACGCAGGCGGCATTGTAGTGCGTGTTAAGCGTGGTGAAGATCCTGACTGGTACCGCGATGCTTGCGATGTTAACGCTGGCGAAAAATGCTCAAATTATTCTGTAGCAAAAGCACGTATGGATGCCTTGAATATTCATGCTAGCGAAACTGCTTGGTGCGGACAGCCAATTGACGTAACTGTTAGCAACAATTCTACAATTGATGATTTATACAGTCAGATTAAAAGTCTGGTCGAAGATCCCCGCGAGTCCAAGGTAGCTTGAGTTTATGTAAAATGCGCTGACAGTTAGCGCATACTGTTTTTAAGTTAGCATACTTACAATTTGATGGATCGCCATCAACATAATAAACATTAAACTGTTCAGGATACTTGCCGGTGTAACTACATCGATCGCAAGTATCCTTTTTCTTATACCCAGCTAATTGCCATCTAGTAACACCGTCGGCAGACCCACGTGCGCAATGGTCGCACTTAGATCGGTAATATGGCTTACCGTTCTTGTAATAATTTACTGCTACCGGTCTTTCTCCGCATGTTTTACATAAAGATCTTATCATACCCGCCCTTTTAGGTGCCCTTTTCATAGGTATTTAACCATACAATTTTTGGTATAACCACTAAATACTTGTACACTAAAACCATAGTATGGGAGATGCATAGAATGGCAACATTAAATTCACCAGGCGTATCAGTTTCAATCATTAACGAGAGTTTTTATACTCCAGCGGCCCCAGGCACTGTTCCGTTGATTGTTGTAGCTACTGCGGCTAACAAAGCAAACGCTTCAGGCACAGGAACTGCACCTGGAACGATCAAGAGCAACGTAGGTAAAGTATGGACAGTCACAAGTCAACGTGATTTAACAGATACTTTTGGTACGCCGTTCTTTGAAACAGATAGTAATAGCAATCCAGTTAACGGCGGAGAACGTAATGAATACGGTCTACAAGCCGCTTACTCATTATTAGGAGTAAGTTCAAAAGTTTTCGTGGTAAGATCCGATGTTGATCTATCACAATTAAAATCAAGTAGTTCTGCTCCAACAGGTGCTCCAGCCGCAGGTAGTTACTGGGTTGATACAAGTAGCACTAAGTTTGGTATTTTTGAATGGGATGCGTCAACTTCCGCATTTAACCTACAAAAATTAACAGTAATTGATTCAACTAATGCCGCTCTTTACAGCGTAAACGGTAGCGGTACACAGCCTAAACCAAGTTTTGGTGCTTCAGGTTCATATGCGATCACTACAGACTTAGGTGACAGCAATGACTTATGGTACAAGAACTCCGACAGCAATTGGGTTAAAGTTGGTTCAAATGGCGAAACAGCTTTCGCAACTAACCAGAACGTTAGCACATTTAAATCAAATACATGGCAGACAAGTTACCCAGCAGTAGCAGGTACATACAGCAATCCTAGTTTTGCTCAAGCCGCTGGTAACATTACAATTAACGGTCAAGCTCCAATCGCAGTAAGTACAGCAAGTACAGTAGTTACTATTGCTCAAGCAATTAATAGCTCATTACATACAAGCGGTATTGGTGCTAAAGTTAATAGTTCTAGCCAATTAGAAGTGTATGTTGACGCATATCCAGGTTCAGTAACAATCGGTGGTACTGCTTCTACATTACAAGCATTAGGTATTACAGCTGGTAACTATACTGGCCCAGCATTAACTATTGCTCCGCACACACAATATCCTAACTATTCATCAACTACTCCGAGTGGTTCTGTTTATGTTAAAACAACTAGCCCGAATGACGGCGCAAGTTGGGTAGTAAAACAATATAACGCAAACACACAGGCATTTGTACAATCAGCCGCTCCAATTTATCCAACAGCAGAATCAGCAATTTACGCTATGGACAAAACAGGTGGAACACAATTACCAGTAGGTACATTGTTTGTTGAAAGCAATTTCAACCACGGTGATGGCTCAGCAAGTACAAACACAAACTTTACTCAATTAGTTGAGTTCCGTGTTCAGCGTCGTGCCGCAGTTAGCCCAACTACAGTAACAAGTACAAAGCTATCAGTTGCTCCAACATTACCTAACGGTGCTACATTAACTGTTAAAGAAACAGTAGCAGGCTCAACAAGCTATGCTAACGAAAAAGCTCTTACAATCACTGGTACTACACTAGAAGCTCTTGTAACAGCAGTTAACAGTGGCGGATTTACAAACGTTTCAGCTACACTAAACGGTGATGGTACAGTAAGTATCATCCACGCATTAGGTGGCGAAATTAAATTTAAAGATCCACAAAACATTTTAGGTACAGCAGGATTTAGCGCATGGACATTTAATCCAACTAGCGATGTTTGGGCAGGTACAACTAACTTCTATGCCGCAGGCACACATGAAGTCGACGGATACACTCATAAAGCAAGTAATTGGCAACCTCTAGTTTACACAGCTAGTTCTGTTGCTCCAAGTACAACTCCAGCAGATGGTACATTATGGTACAGTTCAGTTATCAACGAAGTTGATATTATGTATCACGATGGTGCTAAGTTTGTTGGTTATCTAAATGCTTTCCCAAGTTCAAACGCAACTGGTCCTATCGTTTCAGTAACACAGCCAACTACACAGACCAACGGTAACGCATTAGTTAACGGTGATATCTGGATTAGTTCAGGCAATGCTGATATGTATGGTCAAACAATTCATGTTTACAACGGTAATACACTACAATGGGAACTACAAGATCCAACAGATCATACAAGTCCTGAAGGTTGGGTATTTGCCGATGCTCGTTGGGCAACAACAGGGTCAAGCACAAGTGCTTCAACTATTGCCGCTCTATTAGCAAGCAATTATGTAGATCCGGATAGTCCAGATCCAGCGTTATACCCACGTGGTACACGTCTATGGAACACACGCCGTTCAGGTTACAATGTTAAGATGTTCATGAAAGGACATATCGACATTAACAGCAACAACGGTCAAAACATTCGCTTCAACAATGATCCGATGAATGGTTCTAACTCAACAACAGCGTACAGCGCAGATCGTTGGGTAACTGTAAGTCCTAACAGCGACTTCGGTGTAGGTACATTTGGTCGTCTAGCTCAACGTGCTTATGTTGTTAAAGAACTAAAAGCAACAATTGATACAAATCAAACTATCCGTGATACAGATACATTGATTTTCAACTTAATTGCTTGCCCAGGTTATCCAGAAGCAATTCAAAACTTAGTAGGCCTAAACAATGATCGTGCTGATACAGGATTTGTTGTTGGTGATACTCCATTCCGTTTACCAGCTAATGGTACAGATTTACAGAATTGGGGTGCTAACTCACATGGCGCACTAGACAATAACGAAACAGGCGCAGTGACATACAACGAATACACAGCTATGTTCTATCCAAGTGGTTACACAAACGATAACACAGGCAACTATATTGTTGTTCCACCAAGTCACATGATGTTACGTACAATCGTTAACAGCGATGCTAAATCATATCAATGGTTTGCTCCGAGCGGTATCCGCCGCGGTGTTGTTGACAATGCTACCGCAGTTGGTTATGTTGATTCAACAGGTGCTTTCATTCAGTCAGCACTACCAACAGGTTTACGTGATGTACTAGCAGGTGTTAAGGTTAACCCAATCGCAACACTAAATGGTTCAGGTATTGTTAACTTTGGTAACTATACTCGTGCTAATGGTTCTAGCGCATTAGATCGTATCAACGTAGCTCGTTTAGTAGCTTTCCTACGTCGTCAACTAGATGTATTAGTTCGTCCATTCTTGTTCGAACCAAATGATCAACTAACACGTAACGAAGCCAAGAACGCAGTAGAGAGTTTCCTATTAGAATTAGTAGGTCAACGTGCTCTATACGACTTCATCGTTGTTTGCGACACAAGTAATAACACACCGACAAGAATTGATCGTTCAGAATTATGGATTGATATTGCGGTTGAACCAGTAAAAGCAGTCGAATTTATTTACATTCCAGTTCGCTTGTTAAACACTGGCGCTATCAAGTCAGGTAACTTTGGTAACGTGAGTACAGGTCAATAAGAGAATGTTAAATATTAAGGAACAAGGAGCAATATAATATGTCAATTGCAAGTTTAAGCAAATTATCAGTACCGTTACCTCCAGGACAGAGTTCTTCGAGCCAAGGCTTGTTGATGCCAAAACTAAAGTATCGCTTTCGCGTTACTGTAGAAAATTTTGGTGTTAGCAAACCTACTACAGAACTAACTAAACAGGTAGTTACTGTTGGTCGTCCTCAGTTAACATTCGATCAAGTCGAACTTCATGTTTACAACAGCCGTGTAAAAATTGCTGGTAAACATAATTGGGAAGACATCCAATTGGTTGTACGTGATGACGTTAGTGGCGCAGTAAGCAAACTAGTTGGAGAACAGTTACAGAAACAGTTCGACTTCTTTGAGCAAGCTAGTGCTAGTTCAGGCATCGATTACAAGTTTACTACTAAGATCGAAATCCTAGACGGTGGCAATGGTGCTTTTGAGCCAAACGTTTTAGAAACATTCCAGTTACTAGGTTGTTTTGTAAAGCAAGCTCAATATCAACAAGGCGATTATAGCTCATCAGATCCAATGGATATTACATTATCTATTGCCTACGATAACGCAATCCAAACTGATGTATCAGGTAACCCATTAGGTATCGGTACAAACATTGGACGTACTATCGGTACGTTATCAACAGGTTAATAAACAAATACCCAATCGACATAGTCGAGTACAAAGTCGTCAAGACCCGGATAATACCGGGTCTTTTTTAATGGCTAAATATTATCATGCCCTCAATAACTGATTTCCTTACTCAAGTTGCTCAAGGTGTTACCCATCCCAAGGGCAACATGGCGGATTTCCAACATGCGAGTAATTTATACGTAGATGACGTATATGCTCTTACACCAAAGAATAGCTGGATTTATTATGTAAGTTTTAATATTAATCGAGATGCGATTAGTGAAGTCATGTGGTCAGAACAGCGTAGAGATGCCGAAGCTGGTATGTTAGTAAAATCAGCTGACTTACCTAAGTTTAATATTGATACAGAAGTAATTAATCAGTACAATAAGAAAACGTTAATACAAAAGAAAATAAATTATCAACCGGTATCAATGTCATTCCACGATGACATGAGCAACGTAACGAATAGCTTGTGGGTTAACTACTTTAGATATTACTATCGTGATACATGGTGGGGAACACAAGTAGGTGGGCTAACTGCCAATCCAGTAAAGCCACTTGGTTATCAAAATACCAAATATCAAACAGACAATATTGAAGGCGGCAAAGGAACTGATGCTCGCCAAGGTATTCACGGAGCATATGGTTTAAACAACAATCAAAGCGTACCATTTTTTAATAGTATTACTATCTATCAAATGAATCAAAAACGCTTTACAAGTTATTCATTTATTAATCCCTTGATACAATCTTGGGAGCATGATCAATTAGATCAAACACAAACTAAAACAGCATCAAGTAGAATGACCTTCCAGTACGAAACAATTTTTTACGGCGAAGGTGCTGTGTTCAAAGATGTTAATCCTCCCGGCTTTGCCACTTTCCATTACGATCGTGCGCCAAGCCCATTAAGTATATTTGGTGGTGGAACTGCTAGTGTATTTGGACCAGGAGGACTTGTTCAAGGAACTCAAGATATTTTTGGTGCTACTAATACATTATTATCCGGTGGTGCCGCATTTAATCCGTTGGCCGCAGTTAGTATATTCTCAGCAGGAACAAACTTAGTTAACAATGCTAGAAATATTACTTCAGCAGGATTAAAACAAGAAGGTCAAAGTCTTGTTAATTCGGCACTTAAAGGAGCAGTTAGTTCTGGTGGTGGTATTGCTGGCATGCTAGGCGGCGGGTTAGGATCATTAAGTAAATCATTAGGCTTTGGTCCACGCACTGGTACAATGTTAGTTGGTACTAATTTTAATCCAAGCTGGGTCGAAGCAACTCCGAGCGATGTTGCGAAGTCTGGTTCAGAATCAACTCCGCCAACAGGTAAACCATAATGACAAAATTTTATATTAATATTCCAAAAGAAACAACTAGTAATAGTGCGAACCTTACTGTTCAGAATTTAGACAACTATTATACAACCAACCTCCCAATGCCAGCAGGTGCGTTTGATGCCCTTAAAGGATTTTTTGAAGGTAACGGGTTTGGTGTTGTTGCGTCAGAAACTATCGCTCATATTATCTTTTATCAGGCAGAGATAGATGGGTACAATCCATTACAAGTAATTGTGCACTCGTTAAATGCTGTTTTAGAAGTTCACTGGTACTTTCATGCTACATCCTTAACAGAACGGCAACTGAGTACGTTTGAGTTACTTGTTGCAAATGCGCGCGGTCAGTTCTTTTCCATCGCATATACACCTCACATATCGCTTCCAATAATTGCGTCATACTCAATACAAGCATCGCAGGCTTTCAGCAACTTAAGTAGCAGTCTGTCGCTGGTGTCTTTCAGGTCCATTTTCAGCCCCCTTTCAGCACGTAGGTTTTGGTCTCTTCCTCGTAGACGTAATCCCCTTTGTCGATCGCCGCGACGATGTGCCTGATTCGTTGCGCCTCGTC